TAATTCAAGTCTTTCACCAATTATTGTTAAAAACAATCAAAGGAAAATAAAGGATGCAATACTAAATCAACCTCTTGTTCAACAGCATAGAAAGAATGACAATACCATTTTAAAACATCGCATCCAAAAATCTATTTTTAAACCCAGACATACATTGATTTCACATGGTCGTGTTTACAATGTATGTAAGACTTGTCCTTCCTATCTGAGGAAACGTTTAAAAGTTCTCAAATAGTCCGAAATTTATCTGAGGTCAAGGATTTCTTAGAACAATAAATTATAAAACTTATTAAAAAATGAAGCAATTTTGTTACGAACTGATGCTGTTATATCAGCATATATGAGTATCTACTTAGTTTTGACAGAAGAGGCGTTTGGTGGTTCCAACTGTAAAATATTTACTAACCTCCATGCCGCAATGAAGCAGAAGAAACAATTGGAAGACAGAGACAATGTCCATGTCACTGTTACATGTGTCAACCCTCTCACTGGTGAGCACAGAGAGATTGATGATTTTGGCACACCGGAAGAGCATTCATCTATTCCCACAGGGTTTGAACTGAATTGGGAAGGATGTTGTCTTGGATGTAGAAGTAACATTCTGACAGGCAATGAGCGCAAACTGTCTGGAGTTTCCAAAGTGTGTGATTCTTGTGACTTATATATCTGCGGCAAGATCGAAGATGAAGCTGATCAGGTGAGCTATAATGTGCCAAAGCATAGAAGATCACACTCTGATTGGTACCAGTTGTTACGAACCAGATTTACTAGTTAGATGTGTCCGATGTCACAGCTAATCAAAATAAAAATGTACTGCGGTGGTTTAGCATTTTTCTCGTGCCCTTGAAAAATCAGCTATTTTATCATAAATTTGCATTTTTCTCGTGCCTCGAGGTCACGAGAAAAAATTAGTAAACGGATAAATTTGGTCAAATAAACCGGACTCAAAAAAATGAAATATTTATAATGAATATTCGTATTTCATTACAAAAAGATCATAACAATGCTGCTCTGGTTAATTTCGCTCTATCCCATCAAAGAAACCTGTGAGTCTCTTAAGAAGATTAATTCAAAAAACGACTCCAAAGACGAGAAGGACAATTGTGACATCACTCATTGGTGTACATACTGGCTTATTTACGCCCTATTACTTCAATATGACCCTATCCTTTCCTACATTCCATTCTGGGGTTTACTAAGTTCATTCACCCTCGTAATGGCTTATTCTCCACCTTATACGAAAATGATATTTGAAGCAAGCATAACGAGCATCCGATACAAAATATTGCTTCTCAACAAGACATTTAATCTTCAGAAGCACCTAGATTTCGTTGCAAATGCATATATTATCCCAGGGCTAGACTTTATGGAAACCAATCTAGCATCAAAGTTACCATCCCCTGCTAGTGATTTGTTGATGAAGATTTCAGAAATCGTTCATTCTGTCCTAATATGTCAAAATTCAAGTATACTGCGTGAGAAGGAAAGAAACCGTGATGGTCCCTATAAAACTTCTGACCCAATGTTAAAGACTGACTAAGAATGATACAACAAAAATAAAATACTTTGTACTATGCTGTCGTTTGTCAGGTCTACATTTTGTCCTAAGGTGAAAAGAATGCAGAACATTATAAGACACTAAAAACACATCACATACAAGAATCAATCTCTAAGAAACGAAAATTGATATGAAACGTGTGTAAAGGTCAGAATCTATGTTTAAAATATACGTATGAGAAATTCAGAGTCAATAAAGACCATCTTTTATCAGGGTATCTATAATTCACAAGTACAATTAAGCAAATATCTTGGAACCGAAGGATTTATAGCCACGACAGGTGAACGAATAGTTTGCGAGAAAGGATTGCCCTTGATTCTTAATCCCTTTATCGGCAAAGAAATAGATGAAATTGAACCCTTCCAGAATAGTATTTCAAACTGGTTAAACCCATTAAAGCTCTTCTCTTACCTTTTTGCATATATTGGCCATATCTGTAATGGTATCTCAGTATTAACAGAGACTTCTAAAGATAAAGATTCTAGGAAGGACCAAGGCTCATTAATCACTCATTACATTAATTTACCCAAATTCAACTTCGGCCAAGATGGAGATCTAGCAAATCATTATTACAAGTACATACAATGTGTTAGTGAAAATCTAAATGATAATCTAATTTTGTGGGGAGTATCGAAGGGGGCTGCAACTACACTTAACTCCTTAACCAAAAATAATTACGATACCTCCAGAATAAAGTTAGTAGTTCTGGAAGGCTGTTTTACAAGTATCGAAGATGTTTTTAAACATTGGGTCGAACATCGTTCGTATTTTGATTCCAATTATATTCTAGCAAGACTATTTCTGTGGCTTTTGTCTAAAGATTTACTCAAGTATATCGTGTCTTATGAATCCAAAAGAGAGCATGATCCAATTAATATAGTAGATTCATTACCTCATAATATTCCTATTGCCTTTATCACATGTGATGTTGATATTGTTGTACCAGCTTCTCAAACAATTGCTTTATATGAGAAAGTCAAGGCCACAGGACATCCAAATGTGCATCTCTTACAACTTAAGAATTCTCGACACCATGCTTATATGTTTGATGATGAGAATGATCGCAACGCTTATAAATCATTTATTAATGACTTGTATAATAAGTATATATCTGTGATACCAGATTGAAAATTTAAGTCACACATAAAATAAGCGGATAGATCTGACAAATACAAATAATACAATAATATATAAATGGAAAACATATTCACTAAGATCTACGAAAACAATACGTGGGCACATAGTAGCACGAACGGTAAAATAGTACCACAACAAGAATCTAAATCTGGAGAAGGATCAACACTGGCGCAGACTGGAAAAATACGTGAGACATTACCACAATTATTCAAACAATTAGGTGTTAATTCCATTACAGATGCATCTTGTGGTGATTTTAATTGGTTTAAAGAGATAAAGATGGATGGTACTATTTATCTTGGGATAGATATCGTAGAATCAGTAATAGAGGAGAATAATAAAAAATATAAGGACAACTTTAGAAATTTTGTTGTAGGAAATATCATATCATATCCATTACCATCTCATGATTTAATATTATGCAGAGACTGTTTGGTACATTTGTCAGTACAAGATGTTTTCTCGGCCATAAAAAACTTCAAGAAAAGTAAATCAACCTATTTATTGACAACTACATTCATTAGACCAGACAGAAAAAATAGTCTTGATATGAAAACTGGTAATTGGCAACCTATTAATTTAATGGCTTCTCCATTTAACTTCCCGCAACCACTAGTCATAATTAACGAACACTGTACAGAATTTGATGGGCAATATAGTGATAAAAGCTTAGCACTTTGGAAAATTGAGGATATACCATTGTCCCAAAAATAAAGGTTAGTATGAGATAAACATTCCGTCAGTCAAAATTGATAGTTTAAAAGAATATTTCTTTGTTCTTCTAAAGAAATGGGAAAATTCGATGATGATAGACAAACCTTCCTACCTATCTTCTGGTCCTCAATCACAGAGAGACAACGACAAGATTATGAGCTAGCTAAAAAACACTTCGGGCCATTATATAGGGTTCAAGATACCAATTATTTTATGAAAAAGTTTAAAGAATATCAGGCTAATCCTGCAGCCTTTCCAATTAAAGAAGCACCTAATCCAGTAGCTACAACGCCTATTACAGATACAGTTGTTAAGGAATAAAAGGGAAAAAGTGGGGATAAAAGAATGTAGCATATCAAAATAGATAAAAAATTCATAATTTTAACGCACTTTAAATATATTTAAAGAGCGTTAATTCGAACATCTTATTATAGGTATTATATATAAAGAGAATATAAGAAAAACCTTAATAAATGGACAATAATCTAGAATTTGCTAAGATGAAATTTATTTATAATGCTATACAAAATGGATGGACTGTGAGGAAATTAGACGACGGTCGCTTTGAATTTGTCAAAGAATTACAAAAAATCACAACCGATGTGAATGCGTCAACATTTCTGCATGATGTTTTTCAACGTTGGATGAGTATCGATGCTGGAATACGAAGATAAATTAAAAATAAAACAAGGTAAATTTGAACGTTGCAATGTTTATGATGCAATTTCAACGTTTATGATATCTCTTAATAGCTCAGCTAAGATTAAGAATATGTGTGCAATTTGATTTGGGTTAATCCGAGTATCTTAATTGGATTCTTAAACTCTTCATCAAAAGATTTTCCAACTACAAGTAAACATGAAGATTTCGTTATATCAAAAATGGAATTATCCTCTAACTTTTTTAAGACAACATCCGTTGGTATCAACTGATTTTGTATATCAAAAGCTTCAAAATGATTAGGTAAACATATCTTATAAGTTTCGCAACTTTGATCAGTTTTTACCTGTATAGGGGCTATAATCTCTAAAATAGCCCTTAAATGTCTGCCAAATAGATCATCATTTATGATTAGAAAGGTTATCTCATGGTCTTCCTGCTTATCTTCATTTTGAATATCTTTCAGTCTAATATATTCATGTTTAAAGGTCATATAGGGGGATAATCCATGTACTGTAACTTTTACAATCAAGTCTGGAGAGGTTATGATCTTCGCATAATACTTTTTCAAGTCCTCAAATGAATACGACTCTGTTGATAGAGAACTGACCCAGGCTTTAGTATTTATGATTAGATTGTCTTCTTTAAGTTTTAGGTGGAAATAGCAATTTGACATTATCTTATTTTTGAACTCAGGATTTAAGTGTTTTTCAAGTTAAACAAAGAAGCTTTATCATTTTTTAATTAGATGGGAGCTTACCTGAAGGACTAGTTTCCGATGTATATCGGAAACCGTTACCTGACGGACTAGTTTCCGATGTATATCGGAAACCGTTGCCTGACGGACTAGTTTCCGATGTATATCGGAAACCGTTGCCTGACGGACTAGTCGCGACGAAGGAGCTTCGGGTTCGAGGAAGTACTTCACCGAAACTAGTCGCGACGAAGGAGCTTCGGGTTTGAGGAAGTACTTCCTCGAACCTAGTCAAATAGACCTTAATCATAGAGATCGCGTTCTGAAAGGACCACGATTATGAAATATAGATATATATAAAGGTGGTAATATAAAGACAGATGCCAGTAAAGACAGCTGCTCCTGTAAAATTCAAAATAAATAAATTTAATATGGCTTGGGTAGGAGCCGATGGTGACGGAAAGATCTTAATTTTCTTAGGTAAGCGTAAAACAGGCAAATCAGTACTTGTGATTGATTATTTATGGCACAATCAAGATTTTCCTTTAGGAACAGTTATTTCACCAACTGATGAATTAAATCAAACTTATGTAAAACATATTCCTAGTATATTTATTCACTCAAAATTCACAGATAAACTTATTGAAGATTTCTTAGTTAGACAACGCAAATTCGTGGCAAAGACTAAGAATGATCCAGAATATGCTGGTATTGATGCTCGTGCTTTTTTAATCTTAGATGATTGCCTTTATAATGCTAAAAACTGGGCAACTAATGAGGATATCTGTTGGATTTTTATGAATGGTCGTCATGCTCATATAACACTTTTATTAACAGCTCAGTATGTCTTTGGTATTGGTCCAATGTTAAGAACCAATGTTGATTACATATTTATTTGTAAGGAACCTAAAATTGTGAATAGAGAAAAATTACATGATAATTATGCAGGTATGTTCCCTAGTTTTGCTTTCTTTAATAAGGTCATGGCCGTTTGTACAAAGAATTATGGTTGTCTAGTTATTGATAACAGCTCAACCAGTGATAAGATAGAAGATCAAGTATTCTGGTATCGAGCTCTGATACATGACGAAGATTTTAAAGTTTGTTATGATCAATTCTGGGTCAATAATGATGCATTTAGGGCCGCTGCAATAGAAAGAAATGATAGAGTTGATGCTCATGGTGATCCCATGGAAGATGGTGAAGTTGATGAATATCAGAAATTTTCAAATAAGAAAAATGCTGTTAAATATGACATTGAAATGGGTGATTAAACTAGAAGCAACCGTTAACGATTATCCTGAACTATCAAAGTCCCTCTAAAATGAAATTATTATTATTGTAATTTATCTACAATAAAGACAAAATAAAGACAAAATAAAAACAAAAAGTAAATAAATTATCCCAATCTGTTTGAAATAATTAGCATGGATCCCCTTAATGACGAACAAGAGAAACTTAAAGATGCTGAGAAACAACAATATAGCCATGATAAGCCGACCCTAAATGAATTTTCGGACTTTTCCCATTTTTCTACCACCAATCTGTGCTCCTAATTGTCTCTGTTGTAAAGCTTGTAGCTCTTGCAATTTACGTAGCTGTTCGGCCTGTTGTTTAATTAAAGCTTCTTGTTGTTGCAATTGCGCCTGTCTTAATTGTTCTGGAGTCATACTCGGCCTTGTTGTTTGGGCACTAGCCCTCAAAGCCGCTTCTAATTTCGCAATTCGATCTTGTTGATCCTTTATCTGCTGTAAGGCTGCCAACTCTTGGGCAGCTGTTAGAGTACCTTGATTAGCGATCGCGTTTGAAGCGGATGGGATAATCGCGGGAACTCTTGGAACAACAGTATTTGCAGGGATGGCAGGAACAATAGTAGCTGCAGGGACGGCTGGAACAGCTGGAACGGCAGGAATAGGAGCAGTAGTTGGTGTGCTGCTAGAGGTAGGTTGTATAAGTTTATTGAGTTGCTCTACCTCGTCCGCTGGTAACCCACCACAGCGTTCTAGCAATATGATTGTAGCAAAGGTAATTGGTAAGACTCTACGAACTGCTTCGATTGTTGAGTTCAAAACTGGATACAGATTGTTTTGTATAAATGTACCTAAACTTCCACTACTTTGCGATAATACTTGCATTACCTGCGTTATAATAGCTTGCAAAGCATTAGGGTCCTCAACTAATTGTTTGATGAGAGATGGTAGAGAGTTATATTCGTTGGCCAAAGCATCATAGTTCAAACTTTGTATTGCTCGGATTAGACGATTCTGATTATTCGCCTTTGCCTCCGCAGATCCTGGAGCCAGAGATCCAATAATCTTAATGAAAATCGTCGAACTCTTAGTCAAAACTGTCTTGTAAATAGCACATAAAGCACTATAAATATCTGTACCATTCGGTTCCTTATCTATCGCCGCAATGATAGCTTGCATGGCGTCTTTAACACCTTGTGGACCTGACGTGAAAGGAATTTGTGAAATCTGATTAGCATATGGATTCTGCTGAATGATCGTTAACATTTCCGTTAGACTGCCAGCCGATTTACCAGTTTCGATAACAAGGTTAACGAGATTTCCAACTGTCTTAGCATCTAATCCAAAGAATTTGCTCTCTCCCATGAGTTGAATACCATAGTTAACTAGCTTTTGAATCTGATTAGTACCTAGAAGAGTATCGAAGATTGCACCACCATCTTGGTCTAGATTGTCGTTTAAATAATGCTTAT